GTGACCTCGATCTCTCCCAGGGCGTGCGACAAGTGCAAGCAGCTCGTCATTACCGCGACCATGTTCGCCAGTGGCGGGCTGCGCATCGTGCTCGACGCCACCCCTGTGCCGGGCGGCGACTACGCCACATGGCCTATCGGGTACGACCCTGGCAACCTTCGCCTGCTCGCCGCGCGCCGGCCGCGGCAAGTTGCCACCCCGTTCGACCTGCCCGAGCACCTGCAAGCCACATGGGACGGCTACGCAAAAGCCAACGAACGGTCCTGGTACGTCGAACACGTCCACGGTGTGAGCGCCGCCGAGATCGTCAACAACCGGCGCTCGACGAGCACATAGACAACCCGCGCCGCCGCGTCGAGGCCCCACCCGTACTCCGCGGCGGCCGGGTCCGCCGGGCGAACCGCGAGCCCGGCAAGGGGGGCCCGTCCGGGAGCACGGACGGGACCCCCGGTCAACAAGTCCATACATGAAGAAGACCCGCCCCGGGCGGCAACCCGGGACGGGATTCTTCCAGCTCAGACCCCTACTCTCCTAGGAGTCATCGCCAATGCAGACCGTATACGACTTCATGGGACCTGTCCCGTGGTACGTCCCATGGACAACGGGAATCGTCGTGACCATCGCCGCCGGCCTTTTCCTCCGCCGGCTGCTAAAGCGCCGTCCCCTCGAGGACATCCTCACCATGGGCGCCGCATCCATCGCCACCGCCGTTTCCGCACAAGGCATGTGGCGGTTCGCTGGCGACGTGCTCGGCATGGATGGCCCTCTCAGGCTGCTGCTGTTCGCGTTCATCGAGATCGCGATCATCACCTCGGCCGTGCGCGCCCGCCGCAACATGCGCGAAAACTACACGGCCGGCATCGACGGCATCGCCGTGTGGGCACTCACCGTGCTGACTGCCGCCCTGTCCAGCATGGACGCACGCAGCGTGCCCGAGGCGTTGTTTCGGCTCGCCGCGCCGCTGGTAGCCGCGTGGCTGTGGGAACGCGGCATGGCCATCGAACGCCACCGCATCCGCGGCACCGGCCGTATCAACTGGCGGGTCACGCCCGAACGCTTTCTCGTGTGGCTCGGCCTGGCCGAGGCTCGCGACCGCACAACGGGCGAAGTCGACGCGCACCGGCGAATCACCCGCGTCGCCCTAGCAGCGAAGCGAGTGCACCAAATGCAAGAAGCTGGCGTTTCGGGCCGGAAGATGCACGCTGCGGTGGCGAAACGCGACCGCATGCTCGACCAGGCCGTGGCACACACCGGGCTAGCACGCGACAAGGTGATGCAACAGGCGTTGCTCGACATGGTGACCACGCTCGGCGGCGGCGACAGTCTCACGCAGTTGCTAAGCACAGCAGACGCGCCGTGGCAGCACCTCGACCACCCCGCCATCCCGCGCCCGGAACTCCCTCCCGTCGAGCCCCGTACGCCGACCGTACGCCGCACGTACGGATTCCGTACGCGTGCGGCTCGCACGGTGCGCATCGCCCGCGCGTTCACATTCACCCGGCGGGCGGCCGTCGAGCCCAACCCGGCGCCCGTACGGCGTGCGTACATATTCCGTAAGGCGCCCGTGCCGCCGGTACGCATGCCCGCCGACCGCGACGTATTCGTACGGGAACTCACGCGTGAGATCCTCGCTGCCGCGGCCCGCAACGACCGTTGGGGCCCCGACTATGACGCACTCATGGCCCGGTCGAGGCGGTCGCGGTCGTGGTGCGAGAAAGCCGTACGGGCTGCCCGCATGGCTGTGTTCAGCGGCGGGCAGGTGGCTGCGTGACCGTGGTCGACGTGCCGCGCGGGCCCGGCCGGGCCCGCCGCGCCGTGCACAGGATCAGGCAAGGCAAGTACGGCCGCCGTACGATCCGGGTCGCGTACCTCACCGTGTCGGCGCCCGTCGTCGGCACAAGCCGTATGGCGACGACCGCGTGGCGGTGGGTACGCGCCGACGACTACGCGGGCGCCGACGACTACCGGTTCATCGAACAGGTACGCACCCGCCGCCGGCGCACCGCGTGGACGGTCGCCATCACCGCCGCGGCGTCGACGGCCGCGGCGGCTGCGGCAGCCGGCCCGGCCGTGTCGTACCTCGCGGTGGGTACGCTCGCGGCGGTCGGGACGGCCGTCGAGGTACGCAAGCGGGTACGCGCCCGTACCCGGCCGTTCGCGTTCCCGGGCCGGAAGGGCGGCACCCCGCAAGAGAACGTCGTCGTGCGCGCCGCGATCGACGCCAAGCTCGGCCGCGCCGAGGGCATGCGCGTGGCCACGCCGGTGCAGTCGGAAGACAACGGCTGGTCGACGATCCTGCAACTGCCGCCGGGCACACGGGCCCGGGGCTGCCTCGGCAAGGAAGCCGACTTCGCGTCGGCTCTCGGCGTCGGTGAGTCGCAGGTCGTGTTCGATCTGATCGACGAGAACGCCGGCCAACTCGCGATCTACGTCGCGAAAACCGACCCGTTCCTGCACGTGTACCGGTCGCCGCTGCTCGGCCGGACAGAGCCGCTCGACTTCTGGCGTGGCGTGCCGGCGGGCGTGAACGGCCGCGGCCGGGAGGAATGGCTACGGCTGGTCGACGCGTCGCTGCTCGTCGCTGGCGAGCCGCGCGCCGGCAAGTCCGCGGCCGTGAACGGCATCGTGGGCGCCGCCGCGCTCGCGGTCACTCCGCGAATCCACCTGTGGGACGGGAAGGGCGCGGGGGATCACCGGCCGTGGCGGAGGATCGCGCACACCGCGGAGAAACGCAACGCGGCCGGCCTGCTCGAGCACCTGCACAAGATGCAAGCGCAGATGGAACGCGTGTTTGACCTGCTCGACGACGCGGGCGGGTCGACGAAACTCACGCCCGAGCTGTGCCGCCGGTTCGGCGTCGACGTCGAACTCACCGTGGTCGACGAAACCCGCTACTACGTGGCGTCGCCATGGGGCAAAGAGATCGTCGAGGCGATGGTCGACATCGCGTCGCGCGGCCCGGCCGCCGGCGTGCTGCTCGTGCTCGCCACGCAGCGCATGACGAAAGACGCGATCCCGCCCGAACTCAAGGGAGTGTGCTCGCTGCGGTGGGCGATGCGCTGCCCCGACGTGATCGCGTCTAACGCCGTGCTCGGCCCGGGCGCGGCCGGCGCCGGGTACGACGCATCCGAGATCCCGCGGTCGCACCGCGGTGTCGGCATCCTCGACGCGGACGGCGCCGACCCGGTCAAGCTGCGGTCGTACTTCCTCGACGATGAGGGCGGCGATCTCGCGTCGGTCGCATCGGCCGCGTACGAGTTGCGGCGCGCGGCCGGGACGCTGCCGCCGACCGAGCAGGCGACCGCCGTCGACCCGCTCGAGGCGATCCTGAGCGCGTTCGGCGACGCCGACCGGATGCACACGGTCGATCTGGTCGCCGCGCTCGGGCCGGGCTGGTCGCCCGCCCGGGTGGCCGAGGTGTTGCGGCCGTACGGCATCGCCCCCGGCGACTTGAAGATCGGCGGAATCAACCGCAACGGCTACCGGCGCGCCGACCTCGAGGCGGTGATGCTCGCCGCCGCGTGAGGCGGTCTACCTGGCGTCTACCCGCCGGGCCGGGTCTACCCGGCGTCTACCCGCTGTGACCTGCGCGGTAGGCCCGGTAGACCCGGCCCGGCCACCCTCCGAAACCGGGCCTGCGGGCGCGCTCGCCGGCCAGAAAGGACACCCGTTGGAACTGCTCGCCGCTCTCGTGATCGCCGCCGTGGTGGTCGCCGCCATATCCCGCAAGCGCAACCCGCTCACCGCCTGCTCGGCCTGCGGCGGCACTGGCGTGCGCCGTTCGTGGATCTGGTCGCGCAGGTACCGGCCGTGCAATCGGTGCGGCCGAAAGGGTGAGGTACGGCGGTAGAGGGCGCCCGGCCGCTTCCCCACGACCGGACGCCCCCGCCCTGCCAGCCTACGTGTCCACATCCGGCCAATACCGGCCGCGCATGCCACGCCAACCACACCGGTCCCTGGAACGTCCCAACCCTCACCTGATGCTGGAGGATCTCCGATGCCGCGATACACGCTCACGCTCGCCGCATGCCTGCTCGCCATGGCGGCCGGCTGTAGCTCCCCGCCCGCCGGTGGAGCTGCCGACCCGGTACCGGTCGAATCCCCGGTCGCCGACACCACCACCACGGCGCCGCCGAGCCTGCCCGCCGAGGGACCGAAACGGATGGGCAAGACGCAGACGACCGCAGGCACGCAGGGCGAGTTCAGCGTGTCAGTGGCGCGCGTTCGCCGCCCGTTTAAAGCAGTCGTCCCCGGGCTGCCTGAACGTGCCGGGTACGAGTACGCCGCCGCCAACGTCAAGTTCTGCGTGACGGACGACAAAGGCTCGGAGGTGCGAATCGGCTGGTCTGCCTGGTCCGCCACCACGGTTGACGGGGTCGTGGTCGAGTCGCTTAGCGCCTGGTCGGCAGACTGGTGGACTGAGCCGCTCTACCCTCAGGATCACGTCGTGAAGGTGGGCCGGTGTGTGCGTGGCTGGCTGCCGTTCGAGGTGCAGCGCGGCAGCAAGCTCGACATCATCACCTACAGTCCCGACGAGATGAACGAACTCGAATGGAAGGTGCGCTGACCCTTCCCCGGGCATGACGAAAGAGCGGGCCCACACCCTCGAGGGTGTGGGCCCGCTCTCGTGTTCCGCGCTCGGCCAGGCTACAGGCCGTACAGGTCATTTCCGGCGTGGGTGCCGGGGTGGTATCGCTCGGGCTGCGTCGTGTACGTCGGGCTCTTGGTCGAGCCGAGCAGCACGCCGACGACCGGCCAACGCCGTTGCAGGGTCGAGACGATCGCCTGATAGACGACGGTCGCCGCCGAGGCGACGCCGGCGCCCACGGCGAGCGCGTCGGCCGGATCGACGTCGAGCCCCTTGGTTCCGAGCCACGCGGCCAGACCGCCGACGCCGGCGGGCACCGCGGTGCGAATCCATGAACGGATCAGGTCGTGCATGTGCGTCTCCCCTTCCCGGAAGATGCGAACGCCCCGGGCCCGGGCGGGCGCGGGGCAGGGGCGGCTACCTGACGTAGTAACCGTTGTCGAACGCGTAAGAGAGCTTGGCGCGCACCTTGCCCGAGGCGTCCTCGAGGAACACGGTGTCGCCGCCGTTGTTGAGCCAGTGCCCGTTGTATCCGCGATTGAAGTCCATGTAGAACACCTGCGTGGCGTTGGGGTCGGTCTTGTTGACGCCGGACGACGACGACACGACGACGGTCGCGCCGCCCTTCACCGTGGTGCCGGCGGGGAACGTGTAGGCGTTGGTGTGCTCGCCGGACGGGTTCTTGTACGTGTCGTGCACGGTCCACCCGGAGATGTCGACGTCGGTCGTCGACCGGTTCTTGAAGTAGGCGGCTTCCTGCCAACGGTTGCCGAGCACGTCGGCGCCCTTGGCGTTGTAGTTGACGCGGGTCACCTGCCACTTGCCCGCGGGTGCCGGCGCCGGGTCGACGGCGGCCGAGGCGGGCGCGGCCGACAGGCCGAGGGCGAGCACGGCCGCCGCGGCGGCAACTATGCGCTTGATCATCGGGGTGTTTCTCCTATTCGGGGACATGAAAAAACCCCACGTGCGTGGGGTCGTCAGTTGGCTTCGTCGATCCAGCCGGGTATTCGGCCGGGCTGCTCGCCGCCGTCGTCGTCGAGCGGCTCGTCGCGCGGGCGGGCTGCGGTCTGGTGTGGCCACACGCGCAGCCACAGACCATCCGTCACAGCTGTGCGAGCTTGTCGCGGATCTCGCCGAGAATGGCGATCATCTTGTCCTGCTCGGACTCGAGGTGTTGCAGGTAGTAGGCGACGGACACCCGTTCCTCGCTCTTGGTGCCCTTGTTCATCAGGATGTGCCTGCCGTGCAGGATGTCGTGAGCGCTCACGTCTTCTCCCTCGAGGCGCGCCGCCACCGCGGCGCGGAACCGGCTCATGTTGATTCCGCGGGGGTCGATCTTTCCGCGGTTGACTTCCCAGTGGCCTTTCACCCGGGACGCGGGTAGGCCGAACTCGCGGCACAGCTCGACGACGAGCGCGAGGTACGCGTCGAGCTGCACGTCGGGCCACGGCTCGTAACCCGTGTTCTCGGCCTCGATCCCGATCGACGCCGAATTGGTGTGATGCGGCGACGTGCTCGGCGCGTTGTGGTTGCAGTGGCCGGCCGCCACCACGTAGATCGCGCCCGTACGGCCGAGCCAGAAATGCGAGAGCGGCCCCGACAGTCCGGGCCGGCCGTCGCGCACCACGTGCATGTCGTCGCGGCCCGCGGTGTGGTGCATGACGATCCCGTGCACGGCGGGCTGCCCGCCGTGCCCGCGCGTCCGCCACCCGGGCACCTCGATGACATGGTGGCCGGTCTTGCGCGCGACGTCGGCGAGTTCTTTCCGCCATGGCATGGCAACCTCCTAAATGGTGACGTGCCCGACCGCGGTGGCCGCGCCGTTGACGCGAATCCACACCTGCACGGGGTGGCCGGTCGGCGCGGGCGGCCGGACCTTGGCGACGCGCTCGCCGTCGAGGTAGTCGAGGTAGGCGGGTTTCCACTCGTCGGCCTGGTGCCGTCCGGTGGCGATGTGCACGCGGCCGAGCTCGGGCCCGGCGTACGGCACGACCAGCCACCCGGCGACGAGTCGAGCTGTCACAGCACCTCCAGCACGTCGACTTTGCGGATGATGTCTTCCGTCGCCGTGGTGATCAGCACCCATCGTTGGTAGTCGCCCGGGGTGAGTACGACGTCGCCGGCGCGCGGCCCGATCAGCGAAAGCACGTCGATCACGCCCGTCTCGGCGAGCGGGTCGGGTGGTTCGGCCGTGCCGTCGACCAGCGTCACCATGGTGAAGTCCTCGACCGTGGGCACGGTGTCGGGGTTGATGTCGTGGTAGACGCCCACGCCGGTGATGTTGTCGACGCTGCCGCGCGTGATGGTCAGCGCGTTGGCCAGATATTCCGTGGCGGTGGCGTAGATCGTCGCCAAGTCATCCTCCCCTGTCGCTGCGGGTGGGCCCGGCCTGCGTGCCGGTGCGGGTGTCGCCGCTCCCGTACGAGCTGCGTGTGTAGCCGACTGTGGCGAGCTCGCGCAGCCGGGTGGCGTCGACGAGCGCGGCCGGGCGGGTCGCGGCCACGGCCACCGTGATGTCTGTCGGGACGGCCGCAACACCGGCGCCCGTGGCGGCCACGGCCACGAGCGCCGACGACCCGCCAGCGAAGTCTGTCCGGGTGCCGCCGCCGGTAGTGGTTACGACCACGAGTGCCGTCGACCCGCCGGAGAATCCCGTCCGCAGCCCGTCGCCCGTGGCGGACACGGCGACGGCCGCCGTCGACCCGCCCGCCGGTGCGCCGCCCTCGCCGCCGCCGGTGGCCACCACGGAGACGGCCGCGGCCGAACCTCCCGCGGTGATGGGCGAGCCGCTGCCCTGCGCGTCGACGTCGACGGCCGCCGGCGACCCGGCGCCCGTCGAGGCGGCGCCCGTGCCGACCGCAGAGACGAGCACGGCCGCCGGCGAGCCGGCCGAGGTGCCCGGCGAGCCGGTCGCGGTGGCCGAGGCGGTGACGCCGGCTTGCGAGGCGCCCGTGGTGGCTGCCGTGCCGCCGCCGGTCGACGTCGCTGTGGCGGATGCGGTCGAGCTGCCACGGGGTGCGGGCCTGCCCGCACCGGCCGCCGTGGCGTTGACGGTGGTCGACGAGCCGCCCTCGTGTTCCTCGGAGCTGCTGCCGGCCGGCCCCAGCACGACGGACCACGCCCCGATGGTTTCCCCAGCGCCGGGGAAGGTCCGCGTCCCGGTCGCGCCGGGGGATGCGATCGTCTGGTCCGCGATGGCGTTGTAGGTGGCGAAGACGGTCCGGGCGGTCATTCCGGTAGGCGGGTTGTCCGGCGCGAACTCGTAGTTGGCGAGCAGGCACACCAGGACCGAGTCCGCCACGGTCGTCGTCACAGACGGTGTCGTGGCGCTGCCCGACGCGCTCTGAGCGGAGATCTGCGGTGCCGCAGCGCCGCGGTAGGCCACGATGTCCAGCGCGGGGGCTACATCGCCCCCGCCCCACGTCAGGGCCGGGGCGGATGCGCCACGGATGATCCACCAAACGTTCGCGGTGAAGTCGTTCGTGATGTCGGTCCCGATTTGCGTCCACCCGGCCGGGCCGGTTGGCGGGTCGCCGTCCTGGATGACGGCCAGCAGCAGGTCGCCATCCTGCGTCCCGGCGGGAAGCGTCCCGGTCAGGGAGTCCTCGTGTGACGCGCCGACGAACGTGACCGCCATGCCTTCACCCCTCTTTCCGAGGCGTCCGGGTTGGGCTATACGGCGTTGTGGTCAACCGAGGTGCTCGCCGCGAGCAGCGTGTACGTCCCGGCCGTCGCGAACGGCTGCGGCGTGAGATCCTCGCCGCCGTAGTCGGTGCCGCCGGCGGCAAGCTGGGAGTAGCCGCGCCACCCGGCGACGGTCGCCCCGGACGGGATGGAAAACGGGAGGTCGGCGTCCGGCCGGATAAGGCCATTCACGGCCGTTTCCCACGTCACCGCCTGCCGCGCGTACCCCCCGCCCGTGATTTCCGTCCCGGTGTCGTCGACGAGCCCGATGTGCGTAACCAGGCCAGCGCCCGCGTCGGCGATTCCGTTCAGGTATGCCGTGCTCATTGTCATGGTGTGTCTCTCCTCACTTCACGCCGTAAAGAACTGTTGAGCGATCGAACCCACCACGCCGCCGCCGGCCGCCGCCGCCCCGGCGGCCACCCACACCGCGCGCTCGAGGCGGCGTAGCCGTGTCTCGTGGTCGTCGACCCGACTGATTGAGATGTCGAGCTTGGTCTCAATGGACACCAACCGGTCGAGCACCTCGCGTTCCGCGGTCACAGCGGAATGGCCTCCTTCAGGGGATGGGAACGACGCCGATCTCTCGACACGAGATGTCGCCGGAACCGGCGCCCGACGTCGCGTAGGTCACCCGCGCGTAGTGCGTCGCCCCGGGCGAGAGCCCGTCGAGGTGAAACGCGCGGCCTTGAAAGTAGTAGTCGGTCGACGCGGACGAGAACCCGCACCCGGTGAACCCGACACTCGAGGCGAGCACCTCGGGCCCGGTGTCGTCGACGCCCTCGAACACGTTCGCCGCGAGGAACACGCGCGGCCCGCCGGCAGCTCTCGCGCCGCCGCCCACGAACACCAACACCCGGCCGCTCGTGGGCGCGGTGAAGGTCACGCCGACCTCGGGCGAACCCGGTGTGAACGCGCCGGACGATACGCCGTTGATATCCGTCGTGTCCTGCGCCCACACCGCGGCGGGGAAGTCGGCCGCCTTCACTCTGGCCCCGGTCAGAATGTCGGGCATGCGCTGCTCCTACGGGACGGGGGTGATGTAGATGTCGCGCACGTGGAAGTCAGGGGCGCCGCTCGCGCCGTTGACCTTGTGCATGGTTTTCGCGAAATACGTCTGTCCCGGCTCGAGCCCCTCGAGCAGCGTCGAGCGCGAGTAGTACACGTAGCTGGTGGCTTCCTCTTGCACGCCTACGCCGCGCGAGACGACGTTCGGGCCGAGCACGGCCGCGCCGGCGTCGTCGCCGACCTTCACCACGGGGGCGAGATGCAAGCGTCGCGTGCCGGCGCCGCGGAAGCCTGCCCCGACCGTGACGAGCACCCGGCCGCTCGTGGGCGCGGTGAACGTGGTCGACACCTGAGGCGAGCCGTCGACGTAGGTCGTCGACGTCACGTCGAGCACGTCGGTGGCGCTGCGGCCGAACTCGGCCGGCGGGTAGTCGAGCGCCTGCACGGTGGTGCCGGCGCGGTAGCCGCTGGTCATGGGACAGGCACCACCGTGAGGTCGCGTGACTGGATATCGCCCGACGTGCCGGCGGGCACCCGGTGCGCGGTGTGCACGTAGTAGGTGCGGCCCGGCGTGAGCCCCTCGAGCAGGGTCGTACGCGACACGTACATGAAGCTTGTCGTCTGCCTCGGGCAGGAGATGCCGCGGGTTTCGGCGTTGGCCTCGACGATCGCGGCGCCGGCGGGCCCGTCCTCGCGCACCACGGGCGACAGGTAGACGGGGTTGGCGCTGCTCGAGTCCTGCACGCCGCCGCCGATCGTGAGTAGCACCCTGCCGCTCGTGGGGGCGATGAAGTAGAGCGACACGAGCGGCGACCCCGACACGTACGACGTGCTCGAGATGTCGGATTGGCGAGTGTCGTCGAACGCGTAAACGCTCGGCGGGAAGTCGCCGCCCTTCACCCGTTCGCCGTCAGCGATGTCCGGCATGCCCCTCCCTTCCTCACAGAGCCCGAACCGCCGGGCTGGCGAACCGCACCTCGGCGCCTGCCGTGTGCGGCTTGACCACGCCGTTGACGGATCGGACCACGGTGAACGTCTGCGGCGAGCTCGCGCCCGAGATCGCGGTGACGGTCATGCGCTCGCCGCCGATCACGATGTCGATCGGCATGTCGCCGTCCGCGGTGGTCCAGAGCGGGCCCGCCGAGGTGGCTACCTCGAGCGACGTCGCCGAGTTGGTCACGTCCTCGGCGAGCGTGGCGTGCTCGGTGCCGTATCGGGCGGTGCCGTACACGGCCACCTGGAACGGCCGCTCGGGTACGCAGTTGTAGGTGAACCGCCACCCGTATGCGTCGAGATGCTCGGTGAACCCGACGACGATTTGCGAGATCGGGTCGGGCGGCAGCCACGGCGGCGGATTATCGACGGTGAGCCGGTCGCCGACGTCCAAGTCTGTGAGCGCGGCCGTGAGCCCGAGGTCGTCGACCAGCGCGGCCACGGTGAGGTCGACGGCGATCGTGGGGAACCGCGTCTCGTCGACCGTGCCGAGGTGCGCCCGCCAATGCGCCTGATCGGGCAGCCCGTTGTCGGTTTCCACGTTCACCGTGACGTCTTCGTCGTAGCGGCCGACGCCCGCCGGCGGGGCGGCCGTCGACATGGGGCCGGACTCGACGACGGCCCGCGCGCTCGAGCCGTCCTTGCGCGTCGCGGTGACGTCGTTCCGTACGGCCTGGTCGTCGTCGACGGGCTCGAGCGGCGGCACGAGATGCCCGGCGCTGTAGTCGAGTTCGGCGGCGGCCGACTGGTTGTGCATGCTCGTCCGGGTGCGGTAGGCCAGGCCGAACGCATGCCGCGGCTCGTACAGGATGCCGAGGTCGGTGTCGGCCGCCTCGCCGATCAGGTTGAGCAGCGAGTCGGGCGTTTGCGCGCCCATGCGAACGGTGTCGTCGAGGTCGCCCACGAACGTGAACGGGATCTGTTGCTCGGCGCACAGGCGTTCGATGCGGCGGCCGGCGGTTTCGCCGACGTACCCGCCGACCTGCGGGCCGAGCGCGAAAATGCTCTCGACCTGCGGCTGCACAGAGATGTGGCCGATCGCCGTATCCGTGATGCCGCCCCCCACCGACACGAGCACCCGCTGTACCTGCCCGAGCGTCTCGCCGGCAAGGAAGTTTCCGAACGTGAGCCCCGATGATGCGCCGGGGAACACGGTCGAGATGTCCCACTTGATGTCGCCGCCGACCTGCTCGAGGTCGAGGGCGACGCGCAGGCGGCGGCCGTTGACGTCGAACGTCACGAACCCGGAATCCATGATGACGTTGCCGTCTTCGTCGTACGCCTGCACCTTGAGCGCGCCGCCTGGGTCGCCGTACCGGATGACCCACTGCGCTGCGCTGCCCGAGGTGTAGACGGTGACGAGCGCCTCGTCGCCCTCGATCCCGGTGTCGGGAACGAACATCAGAAACCGGATGGTGGCCGCGCCGGTCGGCACGTACGCGGGCACGACGCCCGTCCACACGGAATCGTTGAGCAGGGGGAGCGGCGCCGAGGCGGCGAACCCTCGATACGAGCCGAGGTCGGGGTCGCCTGTGAACGTCATGGACGGCCCGCCGATGCCGGACGCGAACGACGTTGCCCCCTCGACGTCCTCGCACGGCCAGTACGCCACCGGCGGATTCGTAAGCGCGGGGTTGGTCAGACCTCGGTACAGAGCAGAGCGCAGCGGCGCGGCGCCCTGCCCGAGCCGGCGGGTGATGCCGGACGCCTCGACAGGCACCCACACGTCGGCGCCGGTGATGTCCCAGCGCGGCGGCCAGCTCGAGACTTCGCCGACGAACCGCACGACGCCCTCGGCCGACACGCGTATCTGTGTGTTGCGGCCGATCAGCCCGTAGTACGGGCTCGTGGGGTTGCGCGGGCTGTAGACGCCGTTCGCGTTGTTGATGGTCAGCGCACACTTGGACACGTCCGCGCGTGACCCTTCATCCTTTTGGCCGCGCGTGAGGGAGATGCCGGCCCGCACGAGCACGTCGGCGGTGATGTCGGTCCACACGTCATCTATGAGCAGTTCCACGAGCACGTCGAGCGGGTCGGCGGGGAACGCCACGGGTCACCTCCCGAACGCGACTTGGACGTTGCCGCGTCCCTCGACGCGCACCATTTTGCGGAGCATGCGCAGCATGTCGCCGTCGCCGTCCGCGACCAGGCGTACGATCACCTCGCCCGACGTGCCGCCGCCGGCCGCCATGGGCATGACCGGTGTGAGCATGCCGAGGTCGGCCGCCACTTGCCCGACGAGCGCTTTCGCCCTTGACCGATACTTGGGGTCGTATGGGATGAACGCCTCATCGCCGTTGCCTTCGCCGAACAGGATGGTTGGCCGGGTGGCGATCATCGGCGGTGTGGAACGGCGCACGCTGCCTGCCTGGTAGCGCTCAATGCCGCCGGACGCGTACCGCATGAGCGCGCCCGACTCGGCGCCCAACCGGTCCTGTTTGGCGACCGACTGCTTACGGTCGAACGTCCTACGAATGATGTCGAGGTACACAGTCCGGTTCTTCACGCCGGCTAGGTATCGCTTGACCGCCTGGATTGCGGCTTTGGCGGCGGACGTCTTCGCCTTCATGGTGACGGTCTTGCCGTTCGGCAGTACCTTGATCACGTTGCCGAGGTCGTCGACGGCGTACGTCGCGTTTTTCGTCTTCGTGATCGTGACGCCGAGTGAACGGCCGAGCGCGGTCACCGTGGCCTGCGCGTTCTTGTTGTTGCCCGCCCACGCCACGAGTTTGCCGATGTTGGCTTGGAACGCCTTGGTCGACTGCGTTGTCTCGCCCGTGAGTTCGGCTTCGGCCTTGGCGCTCTCGGCGATGGCCTGCGTCAATGTCTGCACGTTCTTGAGCCGTTCGAGTCCGGTAAGACGCTGATTCTGAGCGGCTTCCGTGGTTTCCTTGATCGCCTCTTTCAGCCGGATTTCGGCGTCAAGGGCTTGCGCGGCCGGGTCGAAGAACGCCTCGAGGGCGTCGGAGAGGCTACGGATCGCGGACTCTGATTCGTTCGTGGCGGTGCCGAGCCCTTGAGCTGCCGTGATCGCCTCTTGCATGGCCTCGCGCATGTCGGCGAGCTTCTGCTGTGAGCCGTCGTAGTCGGCGTTCACGCCGAGCAGTGAGCTGTGCACGAGTTCGTTCGCGGTGAGGAATTCCGACCACCGGTCGGCGAGCCAGTCGACGCCATCTGCGGTCATCCGGATCGCGGTCGTGACGGCGGCGAACAGATTCGCGATGTCGACCGCGTGCTCTTGCGTCGTGTCGGCGATGGTCGTGATGGCGTCGGCGATGTCCTCGCCCATGTCGTCGGCCCGATCACCGATGGCCCCCAGGAGGGTGCCGAACGCGTCGCCCAAGGGCACCAAGGACGGGGCGATCTTCTCAGCGGCACTAGCAAGATCTTCTATGAAGTCGTCGACCTCAGGACCAAGATCGGCGAACACCTCGCGCAAGATCGGCTTGACCTTGGCGAACGTCTCCCGGATGACGCCCGACGCGTGGATCGCGCTATCTTCCAGCGGCGACGCCGCGTCGCCGAGCTCGACCTTGAGATCGGCCCCGAGATCTGAGAATTCACGCTTCACCCGGTCGGAGCTCGCCGCCGCGGTGACCCCGAGGGCGAGCAGCGCGCCGCCGAGCCCGAGGGTGACACCGCCGGCCGCGAGCGTGGCCGCGGCTGGCAGGGCAGCGATAGCGCCGACTACCAGCGCGATCGCGCCCGGGCCGGTCGAGGCGATCGACTCTGCCATGGACGTGAACGCCTTCGACGCAGCGCTGCCGGCCTTGACCGCCGACTCGCCCACCTGCCGGTTCGCGTCGGCGGAACGCTCGGCGTCCCTCTGCCGCTTGGCCTCGAGCTTCTCCAGTTCCTTATGGAACTTCAGGAGTTTGGCGGTGGCCTGGTCGACGGCCTTGCCGAGGCCCTTCGGGTCGCCATCGATGTTGACGTTCAGGTCACGCGTAGGCACCGCCGTTCACCCCCTGCTCGGCTTGAGCACCGGATACCGGCCCGGCGCCGAACCGATCCCCTTTTGCATGGTTTGGAGCTGCCGGCAGCCCGGGCAGTCGAGCGTCTCGGCGTGGTAGGCGTCGACCCGGCCGCCCCGTTCGGGGTCCCACTCGGCCGCGCGGGTGCCGCAGCCGCCGCACCGCTCGGCCTGCCGAACGTAGGTCCAAATGGCCTTGTCGCGGTCGTCGGTATCCCAGCGAAGGAACTCGCTGTGCCGTACGCCATAGATCTGGCAAACCGCGAGTTCGATCTCTAGCCCGGGGTCTGCGTCCAGCCTTTTGGGATGGCACCGTCCGGCGCCCGCATGTTGACCTTCAACGCGGCGGTGAAGAACGCGGCCCGCTCGCCGTCCGACGTGTGCCCGTCCAGCCACGCGCCCCACTCGTCGGCCGTCATGACGTCGGCCGGCGCGCACGCGATCCACAGCGCACGGGGGAACGTGTCGTCGTTCCATGACTCGTCGTCGGTGCCTGCCCGTGGCGGGTGCTCGCCGATCAACGCCTCGAGGTCGTCGTGCTCCAATGCCGTTGTGCGGATCTCTTCATAGCAGGCGTCGACCGCGTGCCGGGCCTGCTCTGCCGCGCCGGTCAGCGCGGCCACGTCGCCGTCGCCGCGCACCTGCGCCATGCGCAGAGCGATCAGCGATTCCTCGAGGCGGTGTTTCGCCTCGGTCGGGTCGTCGATCTGCACCCGGCACGGCACGCTCGGCCGCGGCCGGGCCCGTAGGCGTTCACGCAGCCCCATGTCTAGCCCTTCCATCCATGACGGCGCGCGATGTCCAGCACCGTTCTGCCTATCTCCGCGGTGACCCCATCGGCGCCCGCCTCGACGGCCGGGAACAGGAACGGCCGCGCCTTCTGCGCAACCCACGGTGTGTTCTTAAACGCGCCCGGCCGCTCGTAGCCGAACACCATGTCGCGCGAGCGGGGCAGCGCGAACACCGGGTGCCGGAACGTCCCGGGGTTGCCGAGGTTCTCGTACGGGCGGGCGTGCGGCGCGCGTTTCGCCGACGTGCGCAGCGACACGCCGCCCTTCTTCTTGGACGCGAGCCCGATCGCGATCCGGGTCGCTTTCGGGATGCGCGTCGACCACGACGCCCGCTTGCGCGCGTCGGCCAGGATCGGTTGCGCGGCCTTCTTGAGTGCCGGCCGCAGATCCTTGCGCAGGTCGGGCGGGATTTTCTTCATGTCGCGGATCAGCCGGCGAATCTCCGCGTTCCCGTTCGCCATGGCTACGCCGTGGCGCGCGACACGACGCCCGAGGTGGGGAAGGAAAGGCCCGACTTCATCGCGAGCTCGCCGACGCTGCCGCCGACGCTGTGCGTCGTGATCAACACCTCGCCCGAGTATTCGGGGTTGGTCGGCGACGCCGCGCCGGCGTCCGGCCGGACAACGAACGGCACCACCGTGCCGAAGATTGGCCACAGAGTCGCGTCAACCTCGCTGGCGTCGTAGTCGTCCATGAGCTCAATCGTCAGCGTGCCGGACTTGAGCCCGCCGAGCGCTTTCACCCAACCGTCGCCGAACGCGGTCGGGTCGAGCTGCGCGGCCGAGAGCGCCAACGTGCCCTGCTTGGCGTGGTCGCTCATGTCGACCCCGTTGAGCTCGACGTATTCGTTCGTCAGCGCGAACACCGACATGGGGAACCTCCTACTTGATGCCGAGAGCTGCGGCCACGGTGAACGTGCCGGTGATGTCGGAGACGTTGAAACGCCAATGCGTGTCGGTGGTCGGGCCGGCCACGGTGCGCCAGGTGCCGCCCCGCGCGGTCAGCGGCCCGATCGTCGCTCGCGTGGTGGGCGACGCGAACGCGGCCGAGTCGTCCGACTCGACGTCGATCGTGATCGACGTGGCTGCGGCGAACACGTGCACGGTCGCGTAAAGGGTCTGCCCCTCGGCGACCGCGCCGAGGTCGAGCCCCGACCCGAGCACTCCCGGCGCGCTGACTTCGCGCATCGCGGCGGCCAACTGGCCACGCACCACGCCGTCGCCGTCCGTGCCGTTCGACGTGAGCGTGAACGGCGCGAGCTCGCCCACGCTGCCGAACAGGTTGTAGTCGAAATGTCCGGCCCGGAACAGGTAGGCCGGCGACCCCTCGGCCTCAACCGGGCCGATGGTGAACGGCCGGTTCGACACGCCGAGGTCGGCGTACGCCTCGGGGTCAACCGCGTCGTCATCGGCCGATTGCCAGAACCCCGACATGGCGAACGTGTTGGTTTTCAACCCGCCGTGCAAGTTCGTCCAGCCCTGGTGCCGGAACGTCGTCCGGTCGAGCGCTGCCGCGTCACACGTCAGGTTGATTTGGTTCGTGTCAGCGGTGAAGTCGTGCCCGTGCACGTACGCGAACGCGTCGGTGAGCGCGATAACCGTCATTCCGGCACCTCCCTGACACGCGGGGGGACAGGTTTGATGTGGCCGGCCTCGACGAGCGCCTCGACGTTGAACCGGGCCGGGTCGAGGGCGACGACGCCGCCGGGGGCGACGCCGCGCACGCTGCGCGGCCCCACCACCTGGTAGCGGGGCAGAGTCTTGGGCATGTCACACTCCTCGGGCGGCCACACGCAGGGCGAATACGCCGCCGTAGTAGCCGATCAAGCCGACTTCCTCGAGGCCGAGCGGCCGGAAGCTGGCCACGATGCAGTCGTCGACCACGCCGCCGAGCTTGCGGTCGCCCTCGATTGCGGCGACCACGGACAGTGCGCCGTCCGGGTTGGCGAACTCGGCGAGCTTCATCTGTCCCACCCGGTCGAGGGCGGCCGACACGAGCACGGTCACGGTGGGCTCGACGGTGATGCGGGCGCGCCTCATGGTGGCGTGGTAGTCGGGGATCTCGGGCACGCCGACGAACGCCTGAGGCGGGTTGATCTGGTCGGCCACGTACGACGAGACGCGCAGCCCGGCGATTGTCTCGAGCCGCGTTTCGATGCCCTGCATGATCGCGGCAATGGTCGGCGCCACGCGATCACCCCGCCTTGACCGGATACCGCCGGTACGGGTTGAGCATCTGACAGGCGACCGGGTTCTTACGCACCCGTACCGCCCCGTAGTCGGCGAATCCGGCCACGCCGAACGGCGCATCCTTCATCTTGAAAGCCTCACTGGCCAAGATGCGGCACGCCTGCCGCACGGGGTCGGGCACGACCGCCCACCCCCACACCGCGGTCACGCGCACGCTCGCCCGACCGGTGATCGGCCAATCCGTGTAGACCGCCTTGAGCTGGTAGTACGGCCACCCGGGCACCCCGTCGACGACCCCGTCAAGCGGGCGCGGCTCGTACCGGCTCGCGGCCCGCACCGCCCACGAGCCGGTGCGCGACGTGTCGACCTCAACCTCGAGCCCGTCGAGGGTGTGAAAGTCGTCGACGTCGACCAGAGCGGCCCGGCGCGCCTCGTACGAGCGCGTCAACACGATCCCATCGGTGTTGAACTGCCGGCCGCAGTACTCATCTATGCCGCGCGACACGGCGGCGAGCGCACTGTCGAGCTCGGCGTCATCGGCGGTGTCGACGATTTTCAAGTACGACTTGAGCTCTGGCAGTGTCAGGTACGGGTCACCGATCGCCATCGGGCGGCGTCTTTCTCGGCCGGCCGCGCCGGCGCGGCTTGTCCTCGACGGGCTGCTCGTCGATCTCGGCGAAGTACTGCGGAGCGGTCGTGACGGCCGGGTCGTCGTCGGCCACCTCGGTGCCGGCCGCGATCGTGCGCCACCCGTCCGGGGTGGCCAGGTGGAATGTTTGCGCAGCGCGCCGCATGGGTTCCTCCAAACAGGGCGGGCGGGCACCAGCGGCTTGCCAGTGCCCGCCCGCGCGGGATCGATGGGACTAGGCGGCGGTGACGCGCAGCACCCGGAATGCGTTCGGCACCAGCACGTTCGCGCCGACACGCCAGAACGCATACCAGCCAACCTCACCGGTCGGCCGCTGGTTCGCGCCCTTGACGAGCGGCTCGTACGCCACGGTCATGCCCACCCGGTCGACGATGAGGTACTGCGAGAAATCGCCGTAGAGCAGGATGTCGTTGGTGCCGGTCGCGATGACGCCATCCATGGCGCTGGCCTCGTACACGGGGCGGCCGAGCAGCAGCGACGGCGTGTCCATGCCGAGGTCGGCCCAGAACGCGTGCTGCGGCCCGGTGCCGGAAGCGAACTGCCGGGTGAGGGTCAGAATCGCCTCGTTCGCGACCCACGACCCGCGCCCACGCCACCTCTGCGGAACGGCGTCCTTGAGGTCATAAACGCCGTCGACCGCGTAAGCGGCGCCGCCGTCGACCCGCGACCCAGCCACCGCGGCCACGCCGGTAACGACGCCGGTCGGCTGCGCCGTACCGGTGCCGACCGCGAACGCGGCGGCCTCGAGGTTGTCTTTCGCGTCCTGGATGAGCATGCCGACCTGCGACGCGATGTTCGTGTCCTGCGTGACCTCGAACGACGCCTGAAGGTAGGCGTCCGCGGCGTGCACCGGCACCTCGGGCTGAGCGAACGTCGGCGAGTTGTCCTCGGCTTCGTCGGCCTCGGCCCGCCACCGCGCGGTCACACCCGCCGAGCTCACGCCGTGCCACTCGTTCGTCGCGATCGTCTCCACGCGGCTGATCTGCCGGAACGGGTTCGACGACCCGGCGTTCGTGAGGATGATCGTCGGGTCGAGGTGGAACGGCACGAGATAGCCGCCCGCGCCCGGGGTGCCCTCGGCCATGGCGGCGCGCCGGTGCTCGTCGGCGAACCGCAGCGCCTCGGCTTCCTCGCCCGAGAGCTGCCACGGCTGAATGCCGGACAGCAGCGCCTCGAACGCGCTGCGGTAGGCGGGCGAGCCGGTGAGCAGCATGTGCCGCGCGATCCGGCCGTGCTTGTCGCCCCGCTCGAGCAGCCGGGTGGCGCGCTCGCGGCCGGTGTCGTCGATCTCGGCGGCGGGCGCCTGCTCGACCGCGGCCAGGGCCCGGCCGCGCAGGTCGGCCACTGCCACGGCCCGGTCGCGCACCTGGTCGAGGTGCTCGTACGGGTCGGTGCGGGTGACCAGCGCGGGCCCGCGGTCGTTGCCGCCGGACTCGACGCCTCGGCCGCCGTTATGGCCGGCCGCGCGGGCGGTGTCGCGCACACGGCCGATCATGGCGGCGCGGCGGGCGAGCGGCTCGCGCTCGGTCTCGAGCGTGCCGTATTCGGTTTCGAGCTCGTCGAACCGGGCGGCCTGCGTCTCGTCGAGGTCGGTGTCGGCGAGCTCGAGCAGTTCGGCGCGGATCGCCTCGAGGCGCGCGTCGATCTCTGCGAGTCGGTTCATAGGAGAATTCCTCTCTTCATCAGTCGTGCCCGCGCGTGCGCGCGGGTCAGGACCGGACCAGAGCGGGTACCCTCTGCGGGGTCCGACTCCTCCGTGACGGCCCCCTCGGCGGGGGTGTCGGTGTCGCCCCCGGCCCCCGCGTCGGGGGTGGTGGGCGAAAGCATGCGGGCGAGTTCGGCGCGCTCGTCGTCGCCGAGCTCGGCGAGCCGGTCGGCGAGCGACCGCACGCCGACGATCTCGGCCGCCTCGAACGCGGGGAACGGGGTCGGCCCGTACTCGCGCAGCGCGATTTCGGTACGGGTCACCGTGGTGAGCTTCCCGCCCCGCGGGCGCCACGGCCCGCGGCCGGGCTTGGACTGGATCATGCGGCCGGAGAACGACTGCCCGCGGATGTCGCCGTTCCGGATCGCCTCGAGCACCTCGTCGGCGAGCGGCGTCCGGTTGTAGCGGGTCACCGTGAGCAGCCCGCGGCCGTCCGCGCGCACCTCGAGCGGCGTGCCGAGCGGCACCGACGCGCGCTCGCTCGGCGTGCCGTGCAGGGTGGCGCCGTGGTTGTAGAGCACACCGAACCGGTTGCCGCGCTCGCCGAGGCTCTTGTCGAACGCCGTGCGCGAGATCTCCTCGAGGTAGTGCCCATCGCGGTCGCGGATTTCGGTCGGGGTGTCGAACACCGCGGCGTAGGCCACCACGGTGCGGCCGTCGCCGTCCGACCTGATCGAAATGTCGTCGAGCGGAAAGGCCCGGGTGAAGTACGTCATTCCTGGCCCTCCTCGGCCTGGTCGTCGTCGGGCTGCTCGTCGACCTGCTCGGCCGTCGCCGGCGGCTGCAACTGCACAGAGAACAGACCCGAATGCCGCAGCAAACTGAAGTCGTCGGCCTCGACCGCCGCCACCACCGACGCAGCGTCGTAACCGGCGTCGGTCAGGTTCCGGACAGTGATCGACTTTTTCGACTGAATTTCGGCGATGTCGGCGAGATCCTCACGCAGGAACGCCACGTCGCGGTCGTTCCACCACAGTTCCGAGCCGTCCGGCACATCGATGATGGCGGCGAGCGCGCCGGCGATATCGCGCCACAGTGGCCGCATGGTGGCGTCGGCGAACCGGCGCCGCGCCGACGCGTAGTTTCCGGCGTTGAGTGACGACCCGGCGAGCCCTTCGGAGAATCCGACGATCACGGGCGGCACGCCGGCCGCCGCGGCGAGCCGCGATTCGCCGATCGCCTGCACCGCCTTGTAATCGAGGTCGCGCATGCTCATGGACATGGGTTTCGCGTCGGCGCCGGCGCCGAGGTACATCGTTTTGTAGGCGTTGAGCACGCCGGCGTTCTGCGCTTCCATGAGGTCGACGAACTCTTGAAACTGTTTCGGCGTGAGGTCGGCGCCCACGGACACGACGACCTTGGACGTTGCGCCCGAGCCGAAAAACTGCCGCTTGTGGTGCACGGCGGCGGTGTCGGCCGCTATCTCGTCGATCACCGGGGTGAGCCACGACATGCCGCGGAAGTTGAATTCCGGGTCGGGGATGGGCGCGAAATGCGCCACCTGATCCGGTAGCAGCACGGTGCCCTCGGCCGAGCCGGGTGTGCGCGGGCTGTAGATGTAGCCGAGCAGTTCGCCGTCGATCGCGTCGCCGTACAGGTCGGGCTCGTCGTCCGACCCGGTGACGATCGTCACCCAATCCGGCCGTAGCCGCTTGAGCGTGCCGTCGTCGCGCCGCGCCACGAACCCGTTGCCGGCCAGATCAGCGTCTTGTATCGCCCGCTTGAGCAGGCTCGACGTGGTGCCGCCCGGCCACGGCCGTTCGAGTGGCGCGAGCCCGGGCCCGCCGTGCAGCTTGCCGGGCTGCCCATCGGTGATGTCGCGGAACGCGAACCGCGCCTCGCTGAACACGTGCATGCGCACGAACATGAGCGCGGCTATCGCGCCGTTGCGCTTGTAAACCTGCTGCGTGAGCGCTTGGAACTCGGCCGGCGTCGGAAGTTCTTTGCCGTTCACCGGTCGCGACTGCCCGTAGTAGGTGTTCGGGCCGAGCGACCACGGCTCGCCGGGGTTGAGCGGCAGCGTGCGGCGGCCGAGGGCGCGCCGGAACAGGCTCATGGCGACCCCCCGTCGTCGACGTCTGCCAGGAACAGGAACGATGCGGCGGTGGCCACGCCGACGACGAGCAGGCCGATACCGACGCCGAACTGCACGCCGGCGCCGACCGACGCCAGTACGCACCCGGCGGCGTAGCCGAGCCGGGCCCGGGCCAACTTGGACATGCGGCCGATCATCTGAGCGCCACCATGGGGACTCGCGCCTCTTTCTGTAGGTGGGCGAACTTGGCGTGACCCCACAGCGCGAGCGTGCCGGCCACAAGCGGGCTGATATCGACGTCGAGCCCCAACCGGGCCCACGCCCATGCGTCGCCTAGGGGTCGCTTCTGCGCGCCCGCTATGGCCGCGTTCAGCTCGATTTGGTCGAGGTGCCGAACGGACGGCCGCCACTCGGGCGGCGGCTGTTTCGGCGGCATCACCGCGTCGTAGAGCGCGCCGCAGGCTTGGCCGGCCTCACGCGCGGACGGTTTGACCACCTCGAGCCCGGCCGCCTCGAGGGGCGCGATCAGCGACCCGGCCGGGCCGGCGGCGTCGACCACCACGGCGCACGGCTTCCAACGCTTCACGAGCTCGACGAGCCGCGGCACGATCCACGCGGTGCCCGGCCGCGCGTCGGTCACCTCGACGTGGCCGAGGCCATCGGCGCGGCGGCCGGCGACCGCGATCGACCCGGCCGACCTGTCCGGGGTGACGTCCGCAGCGAACGCCACCGTGCCGACGATCTGCGACGCCGGGTCGACGACCGCGTTCCACGCGTCTTGCGTGATCACGGACCACTCGGGCGTCATGTCGGGCACGTGCTGACACAGCACCTCGGTACGGAAGATCGGTTCCGGGTCGGTCGACAGTGCCGACGCGATCGCTTCCTCGGTGATCGTGTACCCAAGCGACGGGTTGGCTTGCGCCCACGCGTCGCGATCCTGCAACCGGCAGTCCGCGCGGTGCGTGTTACCGGGTCGGCCGCACGTGCATTTCACGTCTTCGGGCGCCGACCACTCGAACAGGCCGAGCGTGGGGTCGCCGCCCCCCTCGGCCGCGGCTCGCGCCTGCTCGAGCAGCGTGTTAAGAACGATGCTCTTGTCGTCGCCGGCGTTGCTGTACGCCCAGATCTGCGCGTTCTCGCGCGCCATGGTGGTTTTCGTGACGGCGCCCCACGAGTCCCATGTCTGGTGCTCGCGCAGCTCGTCGAGGTTCACGTCATCGCCGGACAGGCCACGGCCGCCCTTACGCGACGCCGCGGCGATTTTCCAGCGTGACCCGTTCGCGAGCCGCAGCGCCTTTTTCCCGTTCGTGCGGTCGACGTGCTCGACCTCGGCGGCGAGCTCGGGCGTCGCCTCGACGATCTCAACGGCCTTGTCCCACGATTCCTCGGAGATGTCGAGGTTCTGCGCGGTGCCGATCACGAGCGGCACGCCGAGAACGAACATCTTCCAAAGGTTCTTGACCTCGACAATTGTCGTCTTGCCGTTCTGCCGCGCCACGAGCACGATCACGGTACGGAACCGGAAACGGCCGTCCGGCCGCAGCTCGAGCGCGTGAATGAGTAGCCACCGCTGCCACGGCAACGGCCGGATGCCGGGCACCGTGGCGAAGTCGACCGCGGAGAACCCGAGCGACGTCGCCGGGGTGAGCGCGCACCCGCACCCGCACGGCCCCGGCCGCCCCGTCACGAGCGGCCGGGCCCAGATCCTAGGCGTCGTCCTCCCGAGCAGCGGCGTTCGCGCGTAGCTGTGCAAGACGCCCCCCGATCGGCTTGTCACCCTGCATCGCCTTACGCGCGGCCGGCGTGCCGCCGAGGTCGCGCAACACGCCCTGCAACTGCGGCCCGAGCCACCCCACGGTTTTCGTGATCTCGCACATGGCCTCGAGCTTCTGTAGCCGCTTGAGCGCGGCCATGTCGCCGGCGAGTTCGCGCCGCAGCTCGTCGAGCTCGGCCGCGCGGTCGACCGCTTTCTCGATCTCCTCGGCCTGCCGTAGCGCGAGCGCTCGCATGGCCTGATCGGACGGGTCGAGCCACGTCATGCCGTCGAGTGCGGCGCGCACGGCGTCACGCAGGTCTGGCGCGCGGTCGCGGGCGGGCGGGTCGGATACGGCGGCGAGCTTCCGACGTCGTGGGGGCACGGTTCACTCCTGCCTGTGTGCGGCGACCGCCGCCCGCACGAATGCGTCTTTCGCCTCGAGCAGCTTTCGCAGACCCGCGACGAGCTCGGGGTCATCGGGCAAAGCTTCGATCATCGCGACCGCAAGATCGTGACAGTCCTCACTGATGTCTTGCAGGTGCAACGGCAGGTGCTCGTACTCGAACCACCGCGCGATCGCGACGGTGCTCGGGTGGCGTCCGTCGAGCTTCAT